CAAATCCTGGATCTTCACCCTCAACAACCATGACGGAGACCGAGACCGTCAATGGCTTGAAGACTCCGCTCTTCAGCACTGCGCCTACATGTGCTTTCAAAGAGAACTTGCCCCCACAACCGGAACCCCCCATCTCCAGGGATGGCTCTATCTTCTTGCCCCCCGGACTATGCGAGGACTTAAAAGCACCGTCTTTGCACCGCAGCGAATGCAGGGCGTCCACCTTGAAAGGGCTCGCGGATCTCGTGACGAATGTTTCCAGTACTGCAGCAAAGAGGAATCGCGAGATCCGTCTCCTGGATTTGCTTTCCAGGAATTTGGAAGATTTGACGACGTCCCTGAGGGACGCGGACAGGGTGCGCGAAATGATCTCACTGCAGTTGCGCGAGCTGTTCGAGACGGAAACTCTTTAAGACAGTTAAGTGAAGATTTCCCTGTCGAGTATATCAAGTTTTCTACTGGAATTACGAAAATGTTCTATCTCCATCATGCCGTTCCACGTCCTCGTGGTCCTGATAATTCATTTACTATGCCTTATGTTGAATGGATCTATGGACCCACTGGTACTGGTAAGACACGTTATGTCTATGAGCAGCATGAGGATTCAAAAATCTTTCGTAAAACCAATGGTGACGCTTGGTTCGATGGTTACCATGGCCAGGAAGTTGCATTATTTGATGACTTTCGTGCCAAATGGTTTTCTTTTTCTTTACTTTTGAATCTAACCGATCGCTATCCCCTTAACGTTGGTGTCAAAGGGGATACAGTAGCGTGGAGTCCATCTTACATCTATTTCACATGCCCAAAGCATCCTCGAGAACTTTTTTCTGGTCTTGCGATTCACGATGAAGGCTGTCTTGCTCAGCTTACTCGTCGCATTGCAGAAATTCGTTATGTCGGCCCCCCTGGCGGTGAATTTGATGCTGTCCCAGCCCCTTATGCAGATATTTTCAACCATTAACGCCTTAGATAGTCTAGTTCAGTACATGTAAGCTATTCTAAGTCATTCATAAATACTATGGGTCCTCCTCAATATTTTACAGCCGGTATTCCCGGTGCAGGATATACCCCTGACATGGACGCTGATGCTCTTACTGGTAAGAGAACACTTAAACGTCGCCCTACCGTGGAAACTTCTGGTAGTGGCAAAAAACGTCGCGTTGTTCTTACTAATAGAGCTGGTCCTCGTCAGAGTCTGAATGTTTCTGAAGCCAGACATGAAGTTCAATTGTATGATAAACATTTGCTTGCTAATCAAGGCACGCAGCGTTTGACTTCTTTATCTATGAATTGTGGTTCCCGTCTTCCCCATATTGATAAGTATGGTCCGTTTTTGAAAAATCTTAATCAAAATGGTCGTATTGTTATGAATTGGACGGGTACTTTAGAGACTACTGCAATTAACGCCCGTCATGTTTCTATGCAAATATTTCGTCATTCTCTTTCTAAGAATGATAATAATTTAACGCAGGGCGAGTATCCTTCTGCTGGCACTAGCCCTCCTGGACTCAATCCGCATATTTTGTTGCCTGCCTCTTCAAATAATAGTGTTTATATTAATAGTATCACAAATAAACCTGCTTCAGGTGATACTATTTATAATCCGTTTTATAAGCATTTTGATGGCCAGGTATCTTATGCTCCCGCCAATCTTCCTGATTTGGAAGATATGTCTTGGAATTTGAACAAGTTAAAATTGGCCCCTAGTAATAAATTGACGTATCCTGATGATACGGTTCTCTCAACCTTTACTGGCGATCCTGTTACACTAATTGGTGTTGCCCCGTATAACTTTACGCCTGCAGGTACAATAACTTCTACTGTTCTACCGAATGCTTTGTCTCCTCAGTTTTTGAATAATGTTCCTAATTATCAAGTTAATAAGCATCGTCGTCAGAGTCAGATGCGTCAGAATAATTTTGAGGCTGTTAATACTGGTGCTTTGTCTGCGACGGCTGGTGATAAAGTTACTAGTAATTATATTTTTGATGCTTGCTTGCGAAATGGTACCATTGAGTTTGAGTTTATGAATAAGAAAGATGTTGGAGCTCATGTCGAAGTAATTGTTTATGGCTTCAAGAAGTCTCAACCCTTGTCTGCCGATGATGAGAGTTATTATACTGCTTATGATCTTAATACTAGCGGTGACGCTACTACTGCCTATTATCCTTTAAATTATCTTGTTGATGGTGTTTCTAAAGGATATATGGATACTGTTGGCCAGGATTATGCTACTGAAAACTTTCAGGGTCGTCCTCCTGTTAACACTGATATTTATAATAATGCTAATTTCCCTTTATTGCCCAATAAGTTGAAGAAGACTGTCGAGGGCGATTTGCCTACTAAGGAAATTATGCGTAATAAGTTTGCTATGTCTGCTGGTTCTCGTCGTTCTGTTACGATTAAGTTACCTGGTGTTAAGTATAATCCAGCGGCTAAACCCACCACCGATGCTCCTCCTTCGATTCCTGGTATTGACAATTCTAATCAGCTTACTTATGCTGAAGTTCCTTGTATTGATAGTATGAGTTATGGTGTTGTGCTTTCTGTCCATGGTCAGAAAATGACCAGATTTTTCGATAATCTGCCGAAATCTGCTTCAGCAGGTGGTCCTGGTATTCCTCCTGGTGCTATTGATACGTATCGTATTTTGTTTGGTAGCATCACACTTGATACTAATTTGATGCTTGATGCTACTCAAGTTGATGCGTATGGTTCGCCTTGTTACGTTGCTGGTAACACAGTGTCTTTATTTGCTGTTTCTCCTAATGGTGGTATAGCAGCCATTTTTTCTACTGTTGCTTTAACTGCTAATCCTGTTACGCCAGGTACCCCTCCAGGACCTAATTATACTGTTTCTTTGGATACAAGTCAGGCTGTCGATATGTTAGCACAAGGTTCTTTGTTTACTGCTCAGAATTATGTTTTGCATGTTGGTTCTGTTGATGGCCCTGTTTTCGCTGGTTATCAGGTCATCAATGGTGCTGTTCAGAATGTGATGTTGCGAGTTGCTGCCGTCGATCCTGGTACTCCTGGTACCGGCGGTACTCCTGCTGTTGAGCCAGTTGAGCTTCCTATGGGTGATAATTTTGGTCTTGCTCATATTGACTATTCTTGTCAATATACTGAACACATTGGTTCTTGTGTTTACCATGAAACCCATGAAAGGAATCTTTATGATTGCGGTCAGGGTTATGTTCCTTCGCTTACTTCTACAGCTGGTTCTATCGAATCTTCTCGTATGATTCTTCCTGCCGTTGATGTTGTTAGACAAGCGAAACGTTATGGTTTCGACATAGATTCTTCTGGTGCTCCACAAAATCTTAGTGTTGATAACGCAACTACTGGCAATTAATCATGTGGAAAGCTTTTTGTAATTTTGTTTGTCGTAAGCTTGGTTGTGTCATTACAATTGAGCTCGAAGTTGAGGACCCTTCTGATTTAGATGAGTGTCACAATTTCGATCAAAATGGCGTATCCCCGTAGATCCTATGCTCGCTCTTACAGACCTAGACGCTCTTATGCAAAGCGTTCTTATAAGTATGGCCGTCGTAAGTCTGTTTATCGTCCTCGTAGACGTTTTTCCCGAAGATAGATTAAATTATTATGGGTTTTATGTATATAATAAATAATTAAAGTACTTTACATCTTTTACCAAGTTAGGGCCACAGCTTAGCACCAAGGTTAGGGCTAGGTTATTAGCCTCTAACTGCTAGGGCTCCAATCTCTGTCTCTGCCACCATGATGTTCATCTTGGTAATGTGATGGCAAGAATCCTCCTCCATCATTACTCACTGTTACTGTTGTCGTGCTGCTTGCACCTGCAGCTGGTTGTGTTGTTTGTATTGTTCCATATTCTTGATTTCTTCTTGGTGCACTTAATCTGTTATGACGCATTGTTGCTAATTCAATTCGATTGCGTGCCATGTGTTGATCGTATGCACGTGATGCGTTTTCAATTACCATTTCTCGTTGTCTTCTGCGGAATTGTGGTCCTTGAAACGGAGCTTGCCTTAGATATTCTCTTTGTATTTGGTTTCGTGTAGCGTGATAATCTCTGTGATTCATGGCGACATGATGTTCAGGTGGATGTGTCGTCTCTCCTGTTAACGGATTAAAGGTTACACCGTTACCAAGGTTGTAGTGTTGTCCTCCTGGTGCCCGTTGGTTTCGGGGCACCCACATTACATTGACTCCATCGTTTGTTAGAGATTGCGTCGGTCTTCGTTGTTGTTTTCTATATCTCATTGTATTTATGGCGCTTATTTAAGCGCCGCGGTGGGAACTTGAGAAGTGGGGGTACAGTATTACCCCCCACTTCTCAAGGTATTCCACGTTTTCGTGGAGTACCGCCCCCCCCCCCGCCGGAGGCGCGGAATTTTTTTGGCGATATCGCTAAATATGAAGGGTGTTCACGGCCCCTCCCTAGTGGAACGTTTTTTAGCGATAAGTACGCCGCGGAATGAATATTCCACGTTTTTCATGGGAGCCCGCAAGAAAAAAATTCTGTGGCTGGATGTTTTTGACCAGACCCCACCCCTAGTGTGGGATATGTTCCCCTCAAATAAGTTCGACCCCTCGAATCCATGCCATCCCTCTTTGAAAACGTAGTATGTCCAGCAAATCCTGGATCTTCACCCTCAACAACCATGACGGAGACCGAGACCGTCAATGGCTTGAAGACTCCGCTCTTCAGCACTGCGCCTACATGTGCTTTCAAAGAGAACTTGCCCCCAC